CAAGAACCTGGATTGGCCGGAGAGCGACGAGATCGCTCAGGAAATGCAGGCCATGATGCAACCGCCGCCGCCCGACCCGAAAAACGAGGTGGAATTGCAGGGCAAACAGCTTGACAACGCCACCAAGCAGGCCCGCTTGCAGCAGATGGGCGGGCAGCAGGACCAACGCACCTATCAAATCGCACAGCAGGCCGCTATGGACTTGCTCAGAGGAGGTCAATAAATGGCCGGTCAATTTGGACTGCCCCTTGCCGCTGCCCCGCGCAGCCAGTACGTCACCATTGGCGCAGCATCGAGCCAGAGCGCCGGGCTGAATCCGCTCACCAGCGTGATCAGCCTGTACAGCAATATCAAATGCTGGATCGCCATCGGCAGCAACCCCACCGCTGTTAAGCCGAGCGCCGAGAAAACCGCTGTTGAAAGCTTCCCGCTGCAAGCAGAGCAAGTGTTTGACGTGGTAATCCCCATCGGCACCGACGCCGCCAACATCAAAGTCGCGGTCATTCAGGACACCGCAGCGGGCCAGTTGGACATTATCGAACGCAGGATTTAAACCGACGCTTACCGGCCAGCCATGACCGGGCGCAACACAGAGAGGGAACCATGAGCGACGAGATCCAAGGCATTGAGCCTGCACCGGGCGCAGAAGAGCCGAACCAGCCCACCGGCGAAGAACTGGAATCCACCGTCATCGAACAAGACGGGCAAGAGACAGATGAAGAACTGGCTGAACATCGCGAGGCGGAGAAAAAGCCGTGGTATCGCAAACGGTTTGACGAACTGACCGCCAAACGCGGAGAGGCCGAGCGCCTGGCCGAGCAGGAAAGAGCCAGGGCTGAACGATTGGAGGCCGCACTGTTGCAGCAGATGCAGCAGACGCAGAGGCCGCCGCAGCCCGAACCGCAAGCCCCGCAGTATCCCGACACACCGCCGATTCCGCCCGACCGCTATATGTACGACACCGACGGGGAATACCAACAGGCGGTAGCACAGTACCAGCAAGAAAACCTGGCATTCGTGCAGGGGCAGATATTCCGGGCGCAGCAGGAAGGGCAAACGCAATACCAGCAGCAGCAACGTCAGCAGCAGATCGCGCAAGGGCTGCAAGGGCTGGTGGCCAAGGGTGCCGCCGCGCATCCCGACTTTCAGAGCGTGGCCTTCGTGCCGAAGGGCCTGGAAGACGTGTTTGTCGCCTCGGAGAACGGCGCGGAGATCGCCTACCATCTCGGCAAGAACCCGGCAGAGTTGCAGCGGATCACCGCTCTGTCTCCGGTGCAGGCCGCGTATGAGATTGCCAAACTTGACGCGAAACTGAGCGCACCGAAAGCGGCCGCGACCAAAGCCCCGGCACCCATCAACCCGGTAGGCGGCAACGCTCCGGCTGAGAAAGACCCGGACAAGATGACCATCGACGAATGGATGGTCTGGCGCAACAAGCAGATCAACCAATAACCGCACCAAGGACCGCCGTGAGGCAGGCCCGAAAGGATAACCCACCATGGCCAACACTTTTGTCAATGCGAGTGCCGTATCGCGTGAATTTCTCCGCGTTCTGCGCTCGAATATCCCGTTTATTTCCTCCATCGACCGGCAGTACGACAACGACACCAAGGCGGGCAGCGTCAAGCATGGCGGGACTATCGCCATCCGCAAGCCGACCGAATTTGCTGTCCGCTCCGGTGCCACCGCCAACGTGCAGAACATCACCGCATCCAGCCAAAACCTGACCATCGCGACCCAAGAAGGCGTGGACGTGGCGATCACCTCCCGGCAGATGACGCAGAACCTGGACAGCCTCAGCAAGGAAGTGATTGCCCCGGCTGCCGCTCGTCTGGCCGCCCGCCTGGAATCCGCCGCCATGCAGGGCATGTATAAGAAAGTTTTCAACGCTGCCGGGACTGTCGGCACCGCTCCGGCTTCGTCCCTGGTCTGGCTGCAAGCCGGTGCCAAGCTCGATACCTTCCTGGCTCCGCGTGACGGCAACCGGGCCGCGATTATCGCCCCGCCCCACCAGGCCGCGACCGTCGCAGGGTTGGCGACCCTGTTCAACAGCCAGGGCAAAGTGGCCAAGCAGTACGACGAGGGCGAAATGGGTTCCGCTTTGGGCCTCAATTTCAAGCTCGGCCAGTTGGTTCCGGCGCACACCACCGGCACCCGCACCAACACCACGCCGCTGATCAACGCTGCCGGTCAGACCGGGGCCAGCATTGTGGCCAAGGGCGCGGGCAACGCCGTCACCTACCTTGAGGGCGACGTGTTGACCATCGCTGGCGTGTATGCGGTCAACCAGGACAAACAGAGCACCGGCGAATTGATGCAGTTTGTCATTACCGAAACCTGCACCTCCGAAGCGGGCGGAGCCGTCACCCTGAAAATCTCGCCGGCGATTGTGACCTCCGGTGCCACGCAGAATGTCAGCGCTGCCCCGGCTGGCGACGCCCCGATTACCAACCTCGGCGCCGTGGCTTCGACCACCTACGGTCAGAGCCTGGTGTTCCACCGTGACGCCTTCACCATGGCCACCGTCGATATGGAACTGCCTCAAGGTGTCCATTACGCCGCCCGCGAAGTTCTGGACGGGATCAGCCTGCGTGTTGTCGGGGATTACGACATTGTGAATGACCAATTCATCATGCGTTTCGACATGCTCTATGGCTTCCTTGCGCAGCGTCCGGAACTGGCCTGCCGCGTAGTCGGCTAAACAACCACCAGCGGGGTCTTGACGGCCCCGCTTTCTTTATGAGGTGAACCAATGGCAATCGGTGAAATCATCGGCAACGGCAACCCGGACGGCTCCAGCTTCGGCTTGTCGGCAACGGAACAGATCTCCTTCTACGGGGCAACCCCTGTCGCGCAGCGGGCCAACGCATCGCAGGCTGTCGCCACCGACGCAACGACCACCATGACCCTGGCCAACGAACTGCGGGCCGCTCTGGTGGCTCTCGGCCTGATCAAGGGCGCGGCTTAATCCACACACAAGGGGGGGCTTCGGCTCCCCCTGCTTTATGAGGTGCTATGCGAGTTCGGCTTGGAGTTCCGGCTTATGGGGGAGTGCACCCGGCCACCGTGCGCAGCCTGATGTTGACCTATCACGCTCTGACCCTGTGCGGGTATGAGGTGGAGGTGGATCTTGTATCTGGCGGCAGCGTGTTGACCAAAGTGCGCAACGAGATCACTCAACGATTTTGGGAAGCCGGGGAAGATTACCTTGTTTTCCTCGACTCCGACATGGCGTGGAAAGCGGTTGATGTGGTGCGCCTGCTGATGACCGGCAAGGATCTGGTTGTCGGCAATTACCGCGTCAAGACCGACGAAGATAAATGGGTGTGCTACATCCCTACCGACGAGCACGGCAGGCCGATTGTGCAGGACGGACTGGTGAAAACCATGGACGCCGGGACCGGGTTTATGGCCATATCCCGCGACTGTATTCGGAAGATGCGCAAGTGCTACCCGGAACTTTTCTACACCGACAAGGACGATAAGGAGATCGTCGCCCTGTTCGATTTTGTCCTCAAGGACGGGAAATATTGGGGCGAGGATTATACCTTTTGCGAACGCTGGCGGGGCATTGGCGGCGAAATCTGGATGGTTCCCGACTGCACTATTGAGCACATCGGGCAAAAAGCCTGGACCGGCAATTACCACCAATACCTCTTGGCGTGTCCAGGAGGTTCGGAGCATAAACCATGACCGTTGACGCGCTGATCCGCTCGGCTTTGCGGCTGAACAACACCTATGACGCCAATAGTAGCCCGCAGCCGGAAGAAATGGCCGACGCCCTGACCGCTCTGAACGCCATGTTGTTGTGGCTATCGTCGCAAAGGTGGGGCATTCATGCCGAAGTCAAGGAGTCCTTTACGCTTACGATAGGGACGGCGGCTTACACCATCGGGACGGGGGGCGATCTGGACACGGCGCGACCGTTCCGCATCCTGCGGGCCTATCTGCGCGATGACGGCAACGACTATCCGCTGAACGTGGTAGCCAATCAGGACTATGCCGGGATTTTTGACAAGAGTTTTTCGGGCATTTCGGCGGAACTGAATTACAACCCCACCTTTCCGCTCGGCACCGTCACGCTGCACCCTGTTCCCGACAAAGCGTACACTCTGCATCTCGAATCCTGGAAACCCCTTGCGGAATACGCCACCACCGACGCAGACATAAACCTTCCGCCCGAATATCAGGAGCCGTTGATCTTCCTTCTGGCGGCACGGTTGTCCGGGGAATACGGGCAGACGAATAACGGATTGTATGCCGTCGCTCAACAGCGGATGAAGGAACTCAAACAGCTTCACGCGCAGCCTGTTCCGCGCTTTGTCCATCCGTTTGCAGGACGGGCCTTCGATATCCGGCGAGGTTTCTAAATGGCGAATCGTACCAATGTGTTCCAGGCGCTTCTGGCCGGTATCCGCAACACCGATAACAGCATTTTGGCGGGCGGCACCGTGGAGTTCTATGAACCCGGCACCACCACGCCGAAAGACGTGTATACCGACCCGCTGAAAGGCACCGCCGTTGCGGAGGTGGAACTTGACGCCAACGGCCAGGCGGAAATCTGGGGCAATGGCCTGTTCGACGTGGTGATCAAGAACGCTGCCGGGGTGACAAAATACACCTGGGAAAGCGTGTATCTCGGAAAAGACATCTTCGTGCCGGTTTCGGTCATTGCCGATTATGTGGCCGGTGTCGAGGACTCCATTGTCGTGGTGGACACCGGCGCGGGGGATATCACCATCACCCTGCCCGATCCCGGCGAGATGCAGCAGGCACCTTTCATCGTCAAGAGCACCGACGACGCCAACACCGTTACCATTTCCCGCGGCGGCACCACCATCAACGGCGACCCGAATTATGTGTTGTCGGAGCAGTGGGAAGGCGTGCAGTTGGGTTTCGACGGCATCAACTTTTACACCCTTGGCAACTTCGCCTCGATTGCAACCACCATCACCACCGAAGCCAGCGCTTCCACAGCAGGGAAAATTGAACTGGCGACCGTGGCAGAGGTGGTGGAGGCGACCGACGCCGTAAGAGCCGTAACTCCCGCTACCGTGCGCTATGCGGTGCCTGCCGGGGCCGTTATGCCTTTCGCGCAGAACTCCGCTCCTGCGGGCTGGCTGAAGTGCAACGGGCAAGCTGTCAGCCGCACCACCTATGCCTCTCTGTTTGCCGCCATCGGGGCAACTTACGGCGCTGGCGATGGTTCGACCACGTTTCTGGTGCCGGATCTGCGCGGGGAGTTTGTGCGCGGATGGGATGACGCCAGAGGCATTGACGCAACCCGTGCCATCGGTACGACACAATCCGATGCGTTCCAAGGCCACTATCATGAACACATGACGGGTGCCGACACCACGGCTGGCGGTCGGTATACGGTTGGCGGCAACACGAACAGCGTAAAAAATGGGTGTGTCAGGGCGGCCATCACGGACGGGACCAACGGCGACCCAAGGACCGCCGCCGAAACCCGGCCACGAAACGTCGCCCTACTCTATTGCATCAAATTTTAGGGGGATTATGCACCGACTGTTTTACATCGCTCCGTTCTGGCTGGTGCTGTTTCTGGTGCGGCAGGTGTTCATCCTCGCCGGTTTTTTCGTGACTCCGCTGGCGCTGTTATTTGCCACGGAGCGCAAGACATACCGGGTGCCGACCTGGGAAGATTGGCGGCTGGTGCGGCTGCCTTGGTGGGCCTGGCCTTGGGACAATCTGCATGACGGGGCCATGGGCGATATTTATGGGTACTACTGGCACGACCAAGCGCCGAAGTTTCTCAAGACGCCATACCTGAAAAAACTCTGGTGGCTGGCCTGGCGCAACCCCTGCAACAACTTTTCCCGGTTTACGCCGCTGCTGTCGGTCAACCTCGACGGCAAGCGGGTTGTTCTGGCGGCGGAGGGGAATAAGTGGGCGCTCTACAAAGTGGAGTTTCTGCCCTATTACAATCTGCAAGTGTGGGCCTGTGGCGGGCTGTTCCGCCTCGGTCACAAGGTGTTTCCGAAATACAACGGGCGCGATTGGAGCAAAGACCCGATTGCGGCCATCAAGGGCTTTACGTTCCGCTTCGATAAGGATTGATTATGCCCTGGATTCCTCTGCCCGTTATCGGCGGCGAATATAAGAACGTGGACGAAAAAGCCCTCAGCAACCTGGGGGCTTCTTTGTTTGACGGGTATCTGGACGAAACCAACGCGCTGAACATGCGCCCCGGCCTGCGGGCCTTTCTGGATCTGGCCACCGGGCGACCCATCGACGGCTTTTACTGGTGGGCGACTCAAGGCGTGTTGGTCGTCGTCTCCGATGGTCACGTTTTCAAGGTCACGGACAAGCAAGGCACCGTGGTGGACGTAACCGACGACGAATTGCAAAAGAACGTGCGACCGACCTTCGCGGAGGTGATGGGAAACCTCTACATGGCCAACGGCGGCAAGATCGTCAAACTTACGCCGACCGGAGACACAACCTATCTGGCCGATGTGGACGCGCCGACCACCGTCAGCCATGTGGCGACCCTGGACCAATACCTGATCGCCAACGAGATCGGCACAGGACGACTGCACTATTCGCGGCCTGCCGAACCGGACAACTGGGACGGGGAATGGGTGACGGCGGAAAGCAATCCAGACCGGGTATTTAGCGTTCTGACCTTTGTCGGGGAAATCTATCTGGCCGGACCACAATCACATGAGGTATGGGTGAATGACGGCGCTACGCCGTTTGTACCGGCCAGGAACGCCTTTACCGGGCGCGGTTGGGCGGCCCCCTACTCCGTTGCTTGGGTGGATGATACCATTTTCGGCCTTGACGAGGACCGGCAGGTAATTCGTCTGCAAGGGCGCTCCCCTCTGGTGCTGTCCAAGGGCTTGAATCGTTATTTGCAGGAGTTCGCCAACGTCGCCGATGCAAGGGCAGACTCTTTCGTGTTTGCGGGCCGACCGTTTTACATGCTGTCGTTTCCCACCGAAGGCAAAACACTGGTGCTCGATACCAGCGTCGGAGATCCGCAGGGATGGGCCGAGTGGAGCCGCTACAACACCGCCACCGGCACCCATGAGCAGTGGATCGGCAATTGTGTGACCTATTGTGACACATGGGGGCTAACCCTGGTGGGCGACCGTCGCACCGGGAAGATCTGGATCATGGACTCCGATACGTTCCTTGACGGCGACGAGAAGATCCGCACCTATCGCCGCAGCGGGCATATTGACCATGGTAGCTTGGGCCGCAAACGTTCTCAGGCGTTGCGCATTCGGCTCAAAACCCGCGTACCGGGGGGAACGCTATCGGTACGCTGGCGGGACAATGGCAGCGAGACATGGAGCAACCCCCGGCTTATTTCGCTCGGCAGCGCCAAGGATCAAGTCTGCATCCGGCAGATCAACCGGCTCGGCAGCTATTATACCCGGCAATGGGAGTTCGCCATTTCTGACGCCCCGGCGCTGATTGTCGGTATGGAGGAACTTGTTGAATGAGAGCCAAGGCCGCGCCCAGACGTTTTCAAGAACAGTTCGACAGCCGGGAGCAGGAAGGCTTTTTCCGCGACATACGTGGAGCAGGAAGGCTTTTACCGCGACATTCTGGCCGATACGCTGGAACAGGAAAGCATTCTTGGCGACCACGAAACGCGGCTTGTGGATCTGGAACTGGTGCGATGGAACGACATCAACTTTCCGGGCCTCAATTTCTCCGTCGGTGCCGCCTCCCCCCCTTCCCTGTCGTTATCCTACGGCAGCGGCAGGATAGCGCACCGGCATTTCAACGGGGCGGCAACGCTCAATGAGTGTTGGTCTGGTGATGAAATCCTGCACGGCTATGTCGAAGGCACAGACATCCATTTGCACATCCACTGGATGCCGATAGACACCAACGCCGGGAATGTCAAGTGGAGCATTGAATACACCTGGCAGAATGTTGGGGATGTAGGCAGCCCGGCGACCACTAGCGTGGTAGCGGCGGCAGGCGGGGTGGCCTGGAAACATCAATTTGCAGAGTTCCCGGCGATATCCGGAGCGGGAAAAACCATTAACGGGCAATTTTCTTTCCGGCTGTTCCGTGACCCGTCCGACGCGCAAGACACCTACAACAGCGCCGCCGCTCTTCTAAGCGTCGGGTTGCATTATCAAGTGGACCGAATCGGCAGTAAAGAAATCGGCAGCAAATAAAGGAGTTGTCTATGTGGGGTTCGATCATCGGCGGCGGGTTATCGGCTCTCGGCGGGATTGCTGGCGGGTTGTTCGGCAGTTCCGCAGAGAAAAACGCGCTCAACTACCAAAAGGGGCAATCGGAAAAGTCAATGCTTCTGCAGAACAACGCACTGGCACAGGCGGAACAGCAAATGCAGCCCTACGTCCAGGCTGGGCAGTACGCCACTCCCCTGTTGACGTACCTCACTACCGGGCAAAACCCGTACGAGTGGAACGATACCCTTCAGTCCGAATACGACGCCCTGAAAGCGTCCGAGATGGACATGAAGCGGCATTACCAGGGTATCACCTCGTCCGCCACCGGATCGCGGGACACCCAAAAGCAACACCGCAACGAAGCGGCGGCAATCAGTACCAAACTGGCGCGGCTGGCCGAACTTGAAAACATGCAGGCCGGTTACAACGCGATCAGCAATTACAGTTTTGACAACAACCCGTCCTACCAGTGGCAGCAGCAAAAGGGCGAGGACGCCGTTAATCGGGCCTTGGCAGCACGAGGCATGTATAACAGCCGACCGGGTGTCAACGCACTGTCTGACTTCAACCAATCGCTGGCTTCGCAGGAATACAACAACCAATTCAACCGGCTGGCGACTCAGGCCAACTACGGGCTTGGCGCGGCGGCGAATGTCGGCAATTACAACATCAACGCCGGTCAGAACATGGGCAACACCGCCATGCAGACCGGGCAACTTGTCGGTCAGGGCATGGTCAACCAAGGTCAGACCATGGGCGGCACAATTGCCAACGCGTTGGGCGCTTTGGGGCAAGGCATAGCGAATCAGGGCTATGTCAACAGCACCAACAGTTACGCCAACCAAATCTCTAACCTCAACGCAGGCGGCGGCAGTCTCGGCGGCGGTTTCCAATCGGGTCAATATTCCTTGATGGGGTAAATAATGGACGTTTCGCAATTTTGGCAGCCGTTTCAAAACACCATGGCCCTTCAGCGGGCGGGAGCGGATCGGCGCGTCGATATGGCGCAGCAAAACGCCCTGATGGACATGAAGCGCCAGGAATTCGGTATGCGGCAGGAGCAAAACGCCCTGGCCATGGCGCAGGCCCAAGACCAGAGGCAGGCGCAACTGGCCGCACAGCAGCGCCAGCAGATGTTCCAACAGCGGGCGCAAGAACTTTTGCAGGGCGGCATGAACCCGCAAGCCCTGCAAGCCCTGGCGATGGAGTTTCCCGAAGAATCCAAAACGCTGATCGGGGCATACAAGGACACCCGGCCCGAATACCAGATTGAAGGCGGGCAGTATATCCCGAAAGATCCCGGCTTTGGACCGGCGCAGCAGATACCCGGGTATCAACGCCCGGCACCGGAACTGGATAAAGGGTATCAAACCTTCCTGACGGCTACCGGGCAGCAGCCGAGTGACGCATCCTATCGGGCCTGGCATGAAAGTGAAGCCCGGTTGCGGCAGGCCGGGGCATCCCGCACCAATGTCAGCGTGAACACGCAGGGTCGAACCGCCGTGGACAAGGAATATGCCGGGAACTATGTCTCGGATGTAGCGGGCGGCGGCATTGGCGACATTCTGACCCAAGTCGACTCCCTCGACAACGTAGCGCAGCGGTTGCGCTCCGGGGAAAAACTGAGCGGGCGCATGTTTGCCGTTATCCCTGAAAGCGTTCTGCCCGTTTCGCATCCGGAAGCAGCAGCAGCCAGGGACGATGTGCTAAACACCGTGCAGCGGTCTTTGCGGGCAGTGTTGGGCGCACAGTTCACGGAAAAAGAAGGTCAGATGTTGATGCGGCGGGCCTACGATGTGCGCTTGCCTCCCGAAGAGAACGCCCGCAGGGTGGAACGACTGGCCAATCAGTTGCGTGTGGCGGCAGAATCCAAGGCTTCAGCGGCACGGTATTTCGAGGAACACGGCTCCCTGACCGGCTGGCGGGGGCGGGTCTACACGATGGACGACTTTAAGTCGGATCGTGTACCGGTTCGCGCACCGGGCAGCCTCAAAGGCGGGAACACTGGCGGGAAAACGAAAGCAGACCCTCTGGGGATTCGATAATGGATATTAAAGAGTTCAGGCAGAAGCACCCGGAATACAACGACATGAGCGACAGGGCGCTTGCCGATGCACTCCACAGCAAGCACTATTCCGACATCCCCAAAGACCAATTTGACGCTAAATTCCTTGGCGCGGCAGGCCTTCAGCAAGAATCCCCCAGGTGGAAGCGGGCCGTATCCGACGCAGCCCACACCGCCCTGCCCGCTATTGGCGGCACGCTTGGATCTATCGTCGGCGGCGGGCTTGGCGCAGGCGGCGGCACTTTGGCGCTACCCGGCCCCGGTACGATTGGCGGCACCGCTCTAGGCGCTTCGGCGGGCGGCGCTTTGGGCTATGGCGCAGGCAAGCAGGGGGCGCGGGTACTGGACCAGGCGCTTGGCCTGGACCCGGCAAAGCCCATGGGCGAAGAGGCTTCCAACGCAGTCGGCAACGTATTGGAGGGGATTGTCGCGGAGGGTGCCGGGCTTGGTGTCGGAGGGCTGTTGCGCGGGGCTGTGCCAGTGGTTGGAACCATGGCCCGCGACACGATCCGATCCGTCACGCCTATGTCGAAAAAAGGCGCACAGAAAGTGGTGGCGGAATTGCTGCTCAAATACGAGCGCACCCAAGACCCGAAATTCCTGGCCGAAGCCAAGCGCCTGCAACAGCAGATCCCCGGATTCCGCACCACGCACGGCATGGCCACCAACAACCCGGACATGATTTCTTTGGAGCGTTCCGTGGTTACGTCTGGCAAGCCGGGACTGGAAACCGCCAAGGGGCAAGCCGACGACCTGTTGCAAGGCAACGTGCAAGCCATACGCAACCGGGTACAAACAGCGGTCCCAGGCAATGTGGACGATTTTACCGGGGAACTCTCCAGACAGCGCACCGCCATGGACACCACCCGGCAGCAGTTGCGCACCGTGGACCCGCAGCAGACCGGACAGCGTGTGCTGGACGTGGTGGAAACCGCCAAAGAGCCGGTCAAGGCGGCGATGGGAAGGCTTGGCGAACAGATCCCCGACTACCCGATGCAGTTTTCCCGCACCGGCAAGGCAATCGGCGCACTGAAAGGCGTTAAGAACCTCAGCCCGAACCAGCGGCAAGCCGTTGACGCTGCCGAAGCCATGATCGCCAAGCTGCAGAAGGAGTCCGGGCAATCGACCCTGACGGCGCAGGGAATCAGCCGGGGGCTGGATGAAATGATATCGCAAGCGCAAGGCTCCCCCGGCAGAGACAAGGCCGTGCCGATGCTGATGCAGATCAAGTCTGCCGTGGCCGATGACCTGGCGGAAGTCTCGCAGTTGGCCGCAACCGGCAAGATGGCCATTCACAAAGGCAAGGCGGTTTATCCGGGTCAGCTTGCCAAGGAACTGCAAGACAACCTTGTTGAACTGTCCACGATGCAGAGCCAGTCGAAGCCCGACATTCCCGCCGCCACCGAACTGTTGCGGGAGAAAACCGGCTTTCCGGTGATGCGCATGGCGGGCGAAACGGAAAAGAACTTTGCGGATCGTGTCGCCAGGGAGATGCAGCGCAGCGGCTTGGAAATGCCCGTTGCCAGCGGCGGCAACCCGAAGTTGCTTTCCGCCTTGCAGCAGCGCAACAAAGAGATCTCCGACATTCTGCAGAACGTGGAACCCGGACAAGACGTGGCGGCGGCGCTCGGCGCTTACAATCAGTACGCTTCGGAAAACTACTTCGGGCGGTTTGAAACACCCACCATGAAGAACGTCGCCCGGACACAGCGCACGGAGAACATCGGACGGCAGTTGGCGAACCCGTCAGGCGTGGACGATCTGGTGAAGGCGGTAGGTAAGCCGGAAGCCAAAAAGATTATCCAAGAGCACTATCAGGCGGAATTGTCCAGCATCTTGGAGAAAAACCCGACCGACGCACGGCTGAAACAATGGCTGCAAGGCAACGCCAAGACGCTCGGCAAGGCCGGGCTTTATGATGACTTTGCCCGGCTGGTGAAGGAGCAACAGGGTTATGCCGAACTCAACAAGTTGATAGGCGCTGATGGCCGGGCGATATTCGACACCCTGCTCAGCGGCAACGCCAGAGCGCAGGCGGAAGCACTCAAGCCGGTTCTGGCCCGCATTCGGCACAACCCGAAAGCCATGGCCGGGCTGAAAAAAAGTTTCACCGAATATCTGGATCAACGCCTGTTTCGGGAGATGGCCGCAGACGCGCAAGGCTTCCGCAACGTGGGCGAGGAATTGAAACGCCTGCAACCCACCATCGACATGCTATTCAACGCGCAGGAAAAGCGCCTGTTGGCCGACGTGCGCAAGGCGGCAGGCATCACGCAGCGCTTGACCCGTTCCGCTCCCCTGGGAGGCTCACAGACGGCGGAATTGATGAAAACCGGGCAGCGCATTATTGAAGGGGAAAAGCCGAACAAGATTGTGACCGGCATCATGGCGCTGGTTGGGCTGTACCCGTTAAAAAGCATGGGGGTGGGAGCCTTGGCCATGGGTGGCAGTGCGGCGGGCGGCATGGCGCTTTGGCGGGGGCATATCAAGGAAGTCGGAAACGAGCGGGTGCGGCAGTATTTCATGCGGGCCATGTTCGATCCGGACTATGCCCGGACCTTGATTGAATCAACCCGGCATGGTTCTGTGCCTACTCACGTTCAGCGGCAGATCCGGGATCAGATCGGGCGGCTTTCTGCGCAGACTTCTTCTGCTTATCTTCAATCCGTTCGTGCAGAATAGCCACCAGTAGGGCGATAGCCAGGAATAACGACAGACCGTCCATGCTCAAGGTTTTAACGAGCCAGATCCCGATCATGTAGGACACGGCACCGAATATTGTCAGTTTGTTCATGCACCCCTCCAATCGAAAGGATTATATCATGGCTTGCAGCAAAGG